GTCAAATACACCGGGCTCGTTCGGTCGCTGATTCTGGAGGGGAAGGTGCTGCACGACGGGGGCGAAATGCTCGCCGAGCACGTCAACCGTGCCGTGCTGGTCAAGGGACAAAACGGGCAACCTGTCCTGTCATCGCAGCGGTCCCCCGGCCCCATCGAGTGCGCCCGGTGTCTTGTCATTGGGTCGGCGTTGGTGTCACGCCCCGGCAACCGAGGAAAGGCCGCCATCGGGTTTGGATAAAAACTTGTTGCAAATGCAACACCCCATGGTTACAGTACTTTGCGGATGGGTATCTTTTCGCGCAAGGTAGATTTGCAGGCCGCGCCCGACAAACTGTCGAAGGCCGCCATCGGCATCGGCGGCGTCAACAACTACCTGTCCTACACGGTCGGCACCCCCGAGCTCAACGCCCTGACCAACCCGACCATTGGGCGGTCCCGCGACCTGCTCGCCGCCATGATCGGCAGCCTTGAGCTGAAGCACTACTCCAAGGTGTGGAACGGCGACGGCTACGACGAGATCTACCTTCCGCTTGAGCCGTGGATGGAAAACCCAGACCCGAAGAACACCCGCACGTTCTTTATGGCAAACATCTTCTCGGACCTGTTTTTCGCCGGCAGAGCTTTCGCCTACGTCACCACCCGCTACTCGACCGGGCTTCCCGCGTCCCTCACCTGGCTGCCCGCCGCGAACGTGTCAACCCCCAACATGGTCGGCCCCCAGTTCTTCGGACCTGCCGACGAGATTGAGTTCAACGGGCTGGAAGTCGACCCCGCCAACGTCGTGCAGTTCGTGTCCCCCATCATGGGCATCATCTACTCAGGGGCACGAGCAATCAACATCGCGCTGCACCTGGATCAGGCTGCCGACCGCTACGCCGAACTGGAAACACCCCCCGGTTACCTTCAGATTGTCTCCGGTGAGGAACACTCAGCCGAAGATCTGTCGGACTTGTCAGGTGCGTGGCAGGCGGGGCGCCGAAAGCGCGCCATCGGCGCCCTGGAGCGCCACGTCAAGTTCGTCGAGTACGACAACGACCCCGGGCAGGTTGTCGCACAGCTGCGTTCCGACCAGGCACTCGATTTGGCGAGGCTGTGCAACATCCCCGCCTACATGGTGTCCGCCCCCACGAAGGGTGCGTCCATGACATACCAGAACGCACAGCAGGCCCGCCAAGACCTGTACCTGTTCGGTGCCAAGCCGTTCATTGACTGCATCGAGCAGACGCTCAGCATGGCAATGCTTCCCCGGGGCCGCTACGTCGAGTTTGACCTCGATTCGTACCTGGGTGAAAACGACATGGGCGCCCCGAGCAGCCCCGACACCCCCGACCTAGAGGATTCAGCAGCATGATCCGTTTTGTAGCATCCCCCGTCACCCTCGACGCAGCCGAAGGCGAGGACGCACCTCGCACCATCACTGGGGTTGCAGTCCCGTGGGACACCCCCGCCACCGTGTCAAGCGGCGAACGAATCGCGTTCAAGCGTGGCGCATTCGATGTCAACGGCAAGCCCGCCAAACTGCTTGAAGGGCACGACATGACGCAGCTGCGTGGCGTCGTCACCGAACTGGCGGACGCAGACGAGGGGCTGCTGTTCACCGCAAGATTTGCCAAGACCCGCGCCGCCGACGATGCCGTCGAGCTGGTCAAGGCAGGAGCCTACGACTCGGTCAGCGTCGGTGCTGTCCCGGTTAAATGGAAGTTCGACAAGGCCGGAACCATGGTCGTGTCGAAGGCCGACCTGGTGGAAATCAGCCTGGTCGCGCAACCCGCATTCAAGGATGCGGTCATCACAGAAATCGCAGCCTCCGCCCAGGAGGATGACGAGTCCACCCCCAACGATTCCGAGGAGGAAATCGTGTCCGAAAACACCATCGAGACGCCCGCGGTCGAGGCCGCCGTCGTCCCCACCACCCCCATCTACGCCGCGGCGCGCCGCGAGTTCGTGATGCCGTCCGCCGCCGAGTACATCTCGAAGTTCCTCGTCGGTGGGTCCGAGTGGCAGGAGTTCAGCGCCAAGCTGAACGCCGCCGCCCCGGACGTCGTCACGACCGACACCCCCGGCGTCCTGCCGAAGCCCATCGTGCAGCCCGTGTACAACTCGCTGCGTGGCATCCGCCCCGTCATCGACGCCATCGGCACCAAGGCCATGCCTGCGTCCGGCAAGGTGTTCATCCGTCCCGAGGTCACCACGCACACCACGATCGGTGCCTCCAACGGTGAGAACCAGCCCCTCGACTCCGGCACGTTCGTCGTGTCCGAGAACCAGGTGACGAAGGGCGTCTACGGCGGCTTCGTCAAGGTGTCCGAGGAGACGATCGACTGGTCGCAGCCCGAAATCGTGTCGCTCATCCTTGACGACATGGCCCGCGCCTACGCCCAGGCCACCGACGATGTCGCAGCCGACAACCTGGTCACGGGTGCATCGACGACCACGAACTTCACCGTGGCAAGCATCACCGACCCCGCAGAGTGGGCCCGCTGGATGTACACCGCCGCCGAGTCCATCCTCACGGCAACCAAGTACCTCCCGTCGCACCTGTTCCTTTCCGCCAACATGTGGCGCGCACTCGGCCTCCTGGTCGACTCGTCCGACCGTCCGCTGTTCCCGCAGGTCGGCCCGATGAACGCCTTCGGCGCCATGAACCCGGCAGGCACCCAGGCATCGGCCTTCGGTCTCACCGTCGTCGTCGACGCCAACTTCGCCAACGACACCGTCATCGTCGGCGTGCCGGACGGCTACGAGATTTTCGAGCAGCAGAAGGGCGCCATCAGCGCCGAGGCCAACGATGGCTCGCTGTCCCGCACGATCGCGTTCAGGGGCTACCTCGCCACGCTGATGATCGAGTCGGCGAAGTTCCGCAAGGCCGCGTTCATCTGAGTCACACGGCACCGAGGGTCTGAACGGTCATGGCTGTCTACACGGTCACACACGGCATCCATCTGGACGGCGTCAGCGCCGTTCAGACCCTCACGTCCGTCGACAACGTCCGCCTCGGTGATTCGGTCACCGTCGCAGGTGCGGGCGCCAAGTTCAACGCCACCGCCGCCATCATCTCGGTCGAACCGTACGCCTACACAGGCAAAGACGACGACGGCTACCTCCAGTTTGATTACGACGACCCACGGCCCAACCAAGTGCTGTACGAGGTCGCCGGGCAAACCGACGACGACGGCTACTACGAACTAAACGGCACCCTCACCTACACGGCAACCGTCACCTGGGTGGTCGACGCCGACGTCACCGCATGGCTGGGCATCAGCTCCGCCACCGCGAACGACACCGCGTTCATCACGACGTGCACAGCGGCAGCGAACGCATGGTGCTACCGGAAGCGGAAGGAGGCGGGCTACACGGACGCCACAAACACGTCCCCGTCCGCTGACGTCAAGCTCGGCACCATCATGTACGCGGGCACCCTGTACCGGGAACGCGGATCCGTTGACTCGTTCGCCTCATTCGACGGCATGGGCTCCCTGCCCATTCCGGCAACGCTCGGGCGGATCATGCAGCTGCTTGGGTGCGGACGCGCACAGGTGGCGTAAATGGCTGCCACAGGCATCCTTGCCGAAGCCATTGCAGCCGTTTCCGCTGACCTGACCGGGCTCGGTTACAAGGTCGTAACAGACCCCCGAAACGCCCGCCCGCTTACCGTGTTTCTTGAACTGCCCACAATGGACGCATTCACCTACAACGTCGGCGACATCCGCATACGGGCCCGCATCCTGGCACCGCCACCCGGCAACCAAGACGCAACCGACTGGCTCATAACCCAGGTCGACACCATCATGGCGTCAAACATTGCCGTGACCAACGGCAGCCCCGGCTACGCCTCCTACGGCGGGCAGGAAATCCCCACCTACGACCTCACAATTGCCGTCTCAGTACGGCGCAACTAACCAAAGGAAAACCAATGGCAACCAGCACATTCCAAGGCGGTCCCGCAGTCCTCACCATCGGGGGCACGGACTTCGCAGATCAGTGCACGGACTTCTCGTGCGAACTGGGCTACGACTCGCTCGAAATCACGGCGTTCGGCGACACAGGCCACAAGATGGAAAAGGGACTCCAGTCCGTGTCCGGCAGCGCAACCCTGTTCGCGTCGTACGGCGCCACCGAAGTCGAGGGCATCCTCGCTGACATCGTCGGCGACGGCACCACCACCATCGTCTTCAAGAAGGCCTCCGGCGCCATTGCAGCCGATAACCCGGAGGTCACGATTTCCAACACGATGCTTTCGGTTGTCCCGTACGCGTACACTGTGGGCGAGATGCAGACCTTCCAGATCAGCTGGGAGGGTGGCACCTGGGTCCGGGACGTCACCCCGTAACCAGCCAACCGAAAGGGGCACCCCATGATCATCAGAGTCACACCCATCGACGGTGACGCCTACGAGGTCAGCACCAACCTGTTCGTGCTAGTCGCGTGGGAACGCAAATACAAGCGGAAAGCCTCCGACCTCGCCACCGGAGGCGTCGGCATCGAAGACCTGGCGTTCATGGCATACGAAGCCTGCAAAGTGCACGGCGTCACCATCCCGCCAATCTTCGATGACTACATCCGCAAAATGCAGCACATTGAGGTCGTCGGGCAGGAACCCGAAAACCCTACGGACGAGGCTCCTACCGTTTCGCACTAGCTGTAATGCTGGTTGCGACAGGGTATTGGCCTCCACACATACCGTTCGACGAGGCAGACCTCGCCACGGTGCTAAAAATCCTCAAGGACCAAAACAAGAAATGACAGCATCCGCCAACATAGAGATCGCCGGGATCAAGGATGCTATTCGGTCCCTCAACAAGCTGGAACCCGGCCTGCGTAAGCAGTTCCAGCAGGACGCCACCCGAATTGCCCAGCCCGCCATCGAGGAGGCACAACGCGGCTACGTCGGGTTGCCCCTGTCCGGTATGGCCCGCACCTGGACACAGGACGGCAAGAAAATCTTCCCGTACGACCCCGCCAAAGCCGCCAAAGGTGTCAAGCTGAAACTGGACGCGGCCCGCAACGCTGTCGCCGTCATCCTGATTCAGCAGACCGATCGTGCTGCCGCCGTGTTCGAGTCAGCAGGCCGCAAAGACCCGAACCCGCTTGGCACCAATCTTGGGTCATTGCAGCCCGGACGGACCCGCATTATCGGCCCTGCTGTGTACCGCAAGCGGGGCGCCATACAACGCGAAATGAACGATGCCGCCATGCAAGCCGTGCAACGTGTCAACAGGGAGCTGAACTAATGGCTATCCAAATCCCCATTGTTTCCGAGTTTGACGGCAAAGGCATTTCCAAAGCTGTACAGGAGTTCAAGCAGCTTGAGGGCGCCGGCAAGAAAGCCCAGTTTGCTATCAAGAAGGCAGCAATTCCCGCAGCTGCCGCGCTGGGCGGTCTGGCGGTGGTCCTGGGTGACGCCACCAAGGGCGCCATTGAGGATGCCGCAGCCCAAAAGGAGCTTGCCCGCCAACTTGGTATTTCCACCGGGGCCACAGACGACCAAATTGCGGCAGTCGAGGACTGGATCGGGACACAGGGCCGTCTGCTCGGTGTCGCCGACGACGAGCTGCGCCCAGCACTTGCCAGCCTGTCCCGCGTCACCTACGACGTTGAGGAAGCCCAGAAAGCCGCCACCCTTGCAATGGACATTGCGGCAGCCACAGGCAAGCCCCTGGAAACCGTTACTAACGCCCTAGCCAAAGCGTACGGCGGCAACACAGCCGCACTTGCCAAACTGGACCCCAGCCTCCGGGACATGATCAAGGGCGGCGCAACACTCGACGAAGTGTTCTACGCGCTCGGGGGCACGTTCGGCGGGGCCGCCCAGGAAGCAGCCAACACCGCTGAGGGCGGCTTCAAGCGCCTGTCGGTGTCCCTCAACGAAACGAAGGAAAGCATTGGCGCGGCATTGCTGCCAATCGTGGAAAAGGCGTTGCCTATCCTGCAAAAGTTTGCGGATTGGGCCCAAAAGAACCCGAACCTGTTTTTGGGCATTGCTGCCGCCATTGGCGCTGTCGCGGTCGCCATCACCGCCGTGAACTTTGCTATGGCCCTCAACCCGTTTACTGCCATTGCCGCAGGCATTGCCTTGCTGGTCGTTGGCGTGGTCGCGGCCTACAAGAAGTTTGAGACGTTCCGAAACGCCATCAAATCGGTCGTAAACGGTGTCGCCTCCTATTTTGAGTTTGTTGCCAATGCCTGGATCAAGGCCACCAACATCATCATTAGGGGTATCAACCTCATCAAACCCGGCAAGGACATTGACCCGTTGGGTCCGATTTCGTTCGGGCGTATGGGCGGCGACGACAACGCAGCGGGCCGGGGGTCTGGGTTGGCTATTCCGGCAATGGCTGAGGGCGGCATCGTGACCAGCCCCACCTTGGCGCTCATCGGTGAGGCAGGCCCGGAGGCTGTGGTCCCGTTGTCCAAGATGGGCGGCATGGGTGGCGGCATCAACATCACGGTGACGTCAGCGGATCCGCGGGCCGTCGTTGACGCGTTGGTGCGCTACTCTCGGCAGAACGGCTCCCTGCCCCCGGATGTTCGGGTGGCGTAGTGGCGTTCTACACCTACACGTTCACGCATTACAGCAACCCATCGGGGGCATCGACGGTGCTGACGAGCGTGACGAGTTGGTCATCCGACATCGGCAAAAGCAGCTTGCTGGACCCAGTCCAGGCAACCACCGCCCAAATCAACGGGCGCAACCCATCTGGTCTGCCGTCAATCAAGGTTGGCGACATCATCGAGATTACGGGCTCAGGGGTCAATTTCGGGGGGTTTGTCGCCGACTACCAGGTGTACTACGGCAAGGACACAACCGAGGACACGTTCAGCATCAAGCTCGAGGATGCTATCGCGTACCTGGGCCGCGCCGAGGTGACGGTGTCATGGTCGGCAGGGGTCACCACCCGGGCAGCTGCAATTGACACTGCCAGCGCCGCAGGGATTGACTTTTCGGGAACCATCACTGACACAAGCAAGTCGACGGTGTCCGCGCAATCGTTCACCAACACGAACGCATTGCAGATCTACAGGACGCTCGCAATCACTGAGCAGGCTCGCGTCATCCCTGGTTACGACCTTGGGACGTTCACACCGTCCCTCAATTTTGTGGGGCGGAACGTGCTGACCAGCGGGGGCCGTTTCAACGACGGCTCATCGGTTGCCCTGGTCAACAATGATTGGCGGTACGAATCACTCGATTTCGCGGCGCTTGCCAACAACTACGCCCAAAAGGTCATTGTGGAGCCTGCTGGGTTGGCGGCACAGACGGCGGGCAGCGGCACCCGTGTGTACACGTTGCAAACCTACGACCAGACGACCGCGCAGGCTGCAAACCTTGCCACCTATGTTGACACGGTGTTGACGGGGCAGACAGCGGGACCGGAACGTGTCGCGGTAATCATGGAGGCGCAAGTCAGCCCGACGTTCCCGGCGGATGTCACCACGATTCTTTTGCGTTCCAACAGTTACACGGCGAACGTGTTGGGGCGCACTGTCCAGGCGGATCCAGCGTCGACGCGGGTGGCGTGGAGCTTGGCGCCGGGGGCTACCACGAACTGGCTGGTGTTGGACAATGCGACGCTGGGCACCCTCGATAACAACAGGTTAGGATTCTGAGTATGGCTATCAAGACGTTTGCGACGGGTGAGGTTTTGACTGCGTCGGATACGAACACCTATTTGGCGAACAGCGGCCTCGTGTACGTCACCAGCACGACGGTCGGGTCGGCGGTGTCGAGCGTGACGGTCAGCAACGTTTTTTCCAGCACCTACGACAACTATCGCATTTCATTTGTCGGTACTACACCGTCAGCAACTGACTCTTTCAGGTTCCAACTGGGAAGCAGCACTACTGGTCACTATGGGTCAATGTATTACGACTCATGGGACGGAGCAGCCACGGGAACGCTTAGAGTCGGAAACGCTGGGAGTATCTACA